TCTAGTGCCTTTTCTCTGGCTGTAAGATCTTTTGATTTTGCAGCGTTTTTCTTTTTTTCCTCTGCACTTTTAGAGAGTTCAATGGATACGTTTTCTTCTCTTGCATGTAGCTCGTTTTCTATCGAAGCAACACATTCAGAAATTTTTGACATAATTCTCCTGTAAATAACTACTAAACTTATATTAACAAAAGGGGATAGGTGTTTTTAACTCGACATGAGTTTGATCCATTCCTGTAGCTTGTAGGAATAGAGGGAAAAATAGGGATCTGAAAAGTCACCACGCCAAAACTGTTCGTTTAACATCATACCGATGGCTTCCTTTTTAAGATTGGTAATAGGATCTGACGCTCTCTCGTGCAAGACTTTGGAATATCCAGATACTGAGGCAAAACCCATCTCATCTAGCATTTTCTTAATTGTTACCCCAAGCCATATATCACCAAACCTATCAAGACCAACCCTGTGTCCCATTGGTGCAAAATACATGTAAGGTAATATCTCACGTCTAAAGGCAAGGTTCATACCACACATAGGAAATAAAGTCCCTTTTGGTACAACTCCTTTGAAAAAATCAACCTCCTGTTTAACGTCGTTAATTCTAAGCTGGGTTTGTGCATCCCAATCCTTAACACCTTCCCAAACTCCGTGACTTAACATCACCTGTGACTCCTCTCGTATATCATATGGAAAGCCCCTCATATACTCAGATGCCGTTGACATCCAGCTTACGGGTACTTTCATGTTTAAGGCATCTACATGGGCTTGTATGGGATCTCCAATGGGTTTTACATCGTCATCTAAGGTTATTATATAATCAGCTTGGGTGTACTGTAGTCCCCAAAAGCCAAAGTTTCTGACTACGTCCGACCTGTTGTAAACAAGTTTACTCAACCTACTGTCTTGGCTTAGGAACATCCTGTCCGCACCAAACCCTAACCATCTCCAGATGGATAGATGTGGGTCGTCCCCATCCTCTACCATACACATCCACACATTGTGCTTTCTAAATAGACTATCCCACGCTTTTACAAACTCGCTCCAAGACTCTTTTCTAATCGTAGGAACGACTATTGCTATTTCTTTTTTATTACTATTGTTTTCCAACTTACTCCCAAGACAGTTACTTTATCCTTAAAGCAACTTAAAAATGAATCTACGGCCAATTTTGGGGTCTCAGAGGGCATCAGGCGATTGAAGTTCCACATGTAATCATCTACAAGCATTATCCCCCCATGCTTTAAGACCTTAAACCCTAAAACCATGTCTGTTAGGCATCCCCATGCTGTGTGATTTCCATCTATGTATAAAACGTCTATCTTGTTATCAAAGTCTTTAGTTCTAAGAACGTCCTGTGACTCCCCTTGAATGACCCTGAACTTACCTACGTAAGGTTTCATATTTTCTAAAAACCTATCCTTTAAACCCTCAATACTTACCCCCATTGATGTGTATTCATCATTGCCACCAAATGTATCAATACAGATAATCTTTGATCCTGTGCCTGTTAGTATGTTATCTAGCATCCAAATGGCGGATCTTCCCTCAAATGACCCTATTTCCATAAATGTAAGGTTTTCTACCCCAACAAAAGACTCTAAGGTCTTTTTAAACGTATTTTCCCCAAGTGAAAACCAATCGGTTGAAAATATAGATTTATTGGACACAGGTGAAATCCTTATGAAATTTGTACGCTGCTGTAACATATGCGAGGTGTGCAAGTTTGGGGTCGTCAAAATAACCCAACAAAACAGGCTTTTTATCACTCTGTATTCTCGCACGCCACTTTTTATATTTTGGGTACCAATCAACACCTTTAAATCCCGATCTGTTGTCTTTTCTTATTCTACAATTTTTTATATTCTCACTCTGCAAACAAACACGTAGGTTGCTTCTTCTATTATCCAAGGTGTTATGATTTATGTGGTCAACTACCATACCATCGGGGGCATCTAATAAGGATCGGGGCATAGAAACCCAACCCCTCTCGGAATCAAGTCTCCTTACGGATCTTCCTACTAGATACCAGTTGTATTTGGACACTTCCTCAAAATCAACATCGTCCACTACAGCAAAAATACCTCTTTTCCTGTTAACTACCACCTCACTCATGCGAAGTTCTCCACTAATAATTTATCCGTAACTCTACCATCAAACATCGTAGCCTTTCGCTCACTAAATAACTCCCTGTCCTTTTTATGTACCTTTTTAGTCTCTTTTTCATAATCTACCTCTGCAAGTGAAATATTAGGATCATAGGCGTAAACCTTGTCATTCATTGCAAGGATTGTAAGCTCTGTGTCGTTATAGTGTCCAAAGTATTTAGGATAAAACATATTCCCATTGTAGTTTGATCTCATCCAATTAGCCTCAACCATTCCACAGGTAGCAATAGCACCCTTCCATTTCGTATCGTTATATCCAAGAAGTTTGTTATCTCCGATTGCCTCGATAGAGTCTAGTAACCAATTTCTTGACGGGAAAATATCATCCGTTAGGTAAACGTAATAATCCGCAGGATGGTTTCTAACAACAGCATTACAGATGCCAACAAATCCCTCTTTTAAATGGGTATCCTGCACGGGACTCTAAGATCTTAGCTGTCTTCTTAGCTTGTTTTGGATGGATGGTTGGCATGATAGCTATAATCTTTTTTTCTTGCTGTCTTTGTTCATCGTGTACATTTCGCCAATCCTCATCGGTGATAATTCTCTCTGCAATGTGTCCTGGTCTAACTCCTGTATGTAAATGTATTTTATATCCATACTCCTGGGCCTTGCGACAAAACATAAGATCATGTGTTAGTGAGTGTTCGTTATCAAATGGTAAATGGAAACCTGAGTCGTAGTTCATCCACATTTCATCGCCCATTGATCTATAAACATCCATTTTAACCATAGTTCCACCAAAACCCAAGCCATCAACTGTAAGAAGTGTATTGTCTTTTATCATGTCGGGATTTAAGCATCTAAATGGTTTTAAAGGGTTTGTTCCCTTAACGTAGCCTATTGGATCAAACGGATAGGATCTTTTAAAATAAAGGCATCCAACAACATCAACAGGGGTTTCTAAGAATTTAACTATAATGTCATGCGGAAAGACCATGTCGGCGTCAAGCCACAATATATAATCTGCACCCATTTCAAGTGCTTGTTTTAAAATAACATTTCTGTTCTTGTCAGTTCTAACCCCGTGAGCGTGTATAAACCCCAAGGACTCTAAGTCGGAAACCTTGTCTTTTGTGTGTGACACCTATGACAATCTTCATGGAATAATTATACTATTTGATAGACTAATGTAAATATGCAAATCCCCCTTTAGTTGTTCAAGAAACGACTAGCTAGGGGATTGCATGACTTGCGCCTATTAAATTTTAGAGACAGTTAATCATTGCGACTACTGTACCTGCGGATGTTGTACCTGAATCTGTTGCGAGTGCAACTCCAAATACCTGTCCAGAGGTAACTGTTACGGTAGATCCGTTAGCTTCGGTGTCAGCTCTTCCATCCACTGATGCGTGGGGAACCAACTTATCACCTTTTACAACACCACCATCAGTTTTTACTGCGGTATGTCTGCCACTAACTTGAATCCATCCATAGTAAGCATCAGTAATTGTACCAACTGCGACTCCTGCGACTCTTCTTCCAATTGATGATCCACCTGATCTATCATTTGTTACTTCATATCCTGAAGTGTCAGAAAATTCTACGGAATCACCATTAGCAAGTGCTGCATCTTCTGCTCGGATGTATTTATATACATTACCGTTTGCATAATCTACAAACAATTTACCTGGCTGCTCTAAAGCTGTTGAACTGTTGGAGTTCAAAGCTGCTCTTGTTACTATTCTTGCCATTTTAAACCTTTCGTTGTGGGGCAGGTAAAAATCCCACCCCAAACTTAAATACTAATTACCAAATCTTACGACGTGGTCTTCGCAGTCAACTTTCCTAAACTCTTTCTTCTGTTTATGGTTTGTTCAGCCATGAACATAATGTGTTGAATAGAAACGTGTTGATCGGAAGGCTCTGCCTTTTTAACAACATCAAAGTAAGCATCTTTGTGGAAGCTTAACTTTAAGTTATCCATATTAAGGAAATAAAACTCTCCTGATGGACAGTTTTCTTCAATAATAATTGGTACTCCTCTAAATCCTAATGCGTAGAAACCAGCATCACCTAACTTCTTCATTTCTTTTGTAGAAACTGTGTCGTAATTAAGTGTGGCTGTTAACAATCCTTCATATGTCTGATGAAGTGCTTGTGTAGTAGGCATGATAGATACTTTTGATCCACCAGCACCTAGGTTACAAGTGTTCATACCAACTCTAATAGCACCAACAGATAAAACCTCTGCGGTATTTTCTTCGTAGGCATCCCACCAGGTATAAGTTGCACCTGCAATACCGCCGTATGTGCCTGTATCAACTGCTGTCTGAAGTCCTGTAATCTCTTTTGTGTCTGAAGCTGCACCGTTGAATTGATCGTTTGACAATCTTTCCATTATGGATTTCTCAGCTTGTTTTATTTTTGCCTTAAGTAAAGACAAGATTTGACTCTTACCTTTGTTCTTAAGTTCATCCTCTTTTGTGAATACTACAGAAACATTATAAAGTTTCCATGAATATTCAGCAGCGTCGATACCTTCTTGGTAATCTACGTTTAAGTTATCAGTTCCGCTAAATGCCTGAACTGTACTGTTTGTTCCGTACATTAAAGGTACGATTATACTCCTACCACCATCTAACTTTTCAATACCATCATTTCTTTTTCTGTGATCTAAAAGAGCATCAGAAACGAATATGTTATCGATTAGTTCTTCTCGGTAGTTTTGAAGTGTTGAAGCTGCTACCTGTCCTAAATTAACATCTGCCATTTTTCCCTTTCAGACTTACCATTCTGCAAACGCTGCCTCTAGTGACTCATCTAGTCCCATTCTTTTTGACTTAGATGGTGCGGAAGAAGTATCTGGGGCTATCCTTCTGGACTCCTCCGACTTCTTCTTGGCTATAGCACTTTGCCTTTGAACAAAAGCCTTGTTTGATTCAATTAAATACTTATCCCATTCTTCAATGAGTTGTTTCGCCTCGGACTTGTAATCAAATCCAAGACTTGTACCCCTTTCGTCGTAGAAAGCATCAAGACTGTCGGCCAGATTTGCCTTTAGCCACTTATCTAGCTTACTATCGTACACGGGTGAATCTTCATCCACACGCTCATCAAGTGTTGGGTAGTTTTGTTTAGCTTCTTCGTAGAAGTTAGATTCACGTTCTTCCCTGATGATTCTTCTTACACGATCCTCTTCGCCTTCGGGTTTTTCTGTCTGTAGTTCCATGAGCTGTCTAAATGCCATTTGGTCGCCATTTTTAGCTTTTTGAACAAGCTCGTTTATGGTTCGCATCTGCTCACGGGTTTGATCTACCTCAGAAAGTTTAGACTCAAGGTCTTTTAACCTCTGCCTTTCGGCTTGACGCTTGGACGTGTAATCCCTCTGCATACTTTTATAGAAAGGTCTTAGTTCGTCAGGAATCTCATCAGGTCTTAGGTGGGTAAACGATGCATCGTCATCCTCCGTTTCAACTGTTGGCTCCTGCGACTTTTCTACTGATTCTGGTGCAGAATTAACTACTTCGGTCTTAGCTTTCGCCTCCACCGCTGGGGTTGAATCAAACCCCTTCTCAAATGCAGACTCAATACCTGCATCCGTTGTTGAGGATCTCTCCTCATTTGGAGTGTCATTGTCCATGACTTGTTCCTTTCGTAGTTTATGAGTCCGTTCGGTTGCTCACAAACAAATTATGGAGTGCCGTTAGAAATAACGACTTGTTCACATACTAACTTAATTATATGAAATGATTAGGGGTATTTTTAATTAGCTCGTTCTATTCTTCCATCGACAAGTTTGTGCAGTCCTGGAATAAACTTAGATCCCATACCACACTTAGTACATGTAGCCTCCCTGCCTGATATTTCAAATGTATGCTGTTTATCTCCACAGTAGGTCTTAACTACCTTGCTAATAACGGTATTTAAAGAGTCTCTACCATCTTCACCTTTTATGTTTTCCCATAGGTTCATCTTTTACCATCCAAAAATTCCTGGAGTCTTTTTGCACTATCCATCGCAAATTTTCTAGCCTGTTCTGGGTTCATTGTCCCCCCCGTTCCATAGTTCATTGTGGGGCTGCTCATAAGTTTATACATAGGCATCTCGTCTGCTGCCTTTTTGGACGCTAAATACCATTTTTCCCACTCACCAGGTTTTGTAATACCACCAATTGCAGGTATCTGACTGCCAAGACGTTTCCTTTGCCAATCCTGGTCTTCCTTTGACATGGGTTGGTTTTTCACTGCCATAACATTTAACTTGTTAGCCCTGTCTGTTTCGTCTGGGTTTCCAAGTAAAACCTGTGCAAAGGGGTTTTTTGCCATCTTTCTTAAGGCTGGGACTTTAGTTGCTGCCTGATGAAGTAGTGGCTCAAACGTTGGTCTGTATGAATAAGGGTTATATTCCATTAGCTGCTCCCATTACCCCCGATTGAGTAGAGGGAACTTGACCACCTTCGGACTGTGCTAAGGGTTGTCCCATTTGATCGCCCTGCATTGGCATTTGTCCAAGCTCTGCTTCGTCAACCATGTAGGCTTCGGGATTCTTCTTGTCAAAACCATCTCTTAGTGTGTCCTTAAATACCATCTTTCTATTAATTAATGGATCATCCTTGGTTCTGTCATATAACTCTATAGCCTGGGATCTTAGAATCTCTTTGTTAATGGTTACATTTTCCATATCAACGTCAATATCTGTATCAAAGTCAACGTCTGATAGATCGTCTTTACTAATTGACATTTGTACCTGTTCACCTTGACTATCGGTAATTGAGATCATTTTTTCATCATCCCAATGCTTTTGAGCCAACTTTAATAACATGATAATAACTTCTCGGTAAAATCTTCCAAACTGTCTTTTAGCTTGTCTTATTCTTCTTTCGGCTGCCTCTGCGAAAATAGATTGTCCTGTTGCAGTCTTAACAACGGTTGATTCGGATGCACCTTTTGATAGATCTAACATTCCTGAAACGAACTGTGCGTCTTCCCTTGCCTTTTGTTCAGCAATTAAAATAGTGTCTGGCATAGGTGGTGGTGTTAGGTAAGTAGGTGGTTTATCTCTGTATCCCAAAGTAACTCCCATTCTTGGGTCTAGTAATGCCTTGTCATCTATCTCAACTGCAAGATCATAAGCGATCTTTGGAAACGCCATAACATCTGCGTATCTGATCTGTTGACCTCTTCTTACGGATAGTTCCTTTTGATAATCTCTTAGAGTTTTACCTATACCAAAGCCAAAGAACTCATTTGGTACGCCATGCCATTTACCAACTCTGCATAGCTTCTCATCTACTCTTTCCTTGTGTAGTATCTTATCGTTTGTGTAAACAACGTAGAAATTAGCTCCCGCTTCCCAATCCTTGACGTCTTTTTTAAGTTTCTCAGGGATAGTACCGTAGTAGAAGTAAACTGTTGCTCTATCAATATCATCATTTTCCTTATCGTCATCCTCGGTCATTCCCTTAACCTCTATTTGGGAATCGGGCTTAACCTTTTCATTGTATATTTTCTTAATGTCCTCAACGGTCATTAAATCTTTTTTAAAATAGTATGGAATCTTCTTAGCATCATTTGAAAACTTAGACTCTGGTGAGAACACTTCTTTTTTAGGGTCACCAACCTCAAGAACAGGGTCGTTATATATATATTCTGTTCGGGTCTGCATTTGTCCCATCTCATCTAGTGCGGGTTCACCTGTCATTTCATCAAATATAGGAACTTCCCTTGTTTCTGACTTAAATGATCCGTGTGCGGTACACCAACCAATTAATATAAACCACCACGCCGTCTCGTTCATGAAGTTTTCAAGGTCTAGTTTATCTACTATGTACTCGTAGGATGCTCTTACCTTATCCTCTTTAGACTTATCATCCATTCCCCTACCACGAAAGACAAGATCGGGAACTTTATCAAACATGGAGGCTAACATGGATTCGTGGGTCGCAAAGATATAAGGTACTTTTAGTTCATACCTTGAGTTTAAATTAGATAGTTTGTTTAGTTTATCCCTCTCACTATCCTCTACTTTATATAAATCAATTGATCTCACCGCATCGTCCTGGAAGTCCTTTGTGAACTTCTCGGCAATACCGTATCTGTTTTTGAGTAAGTCTAGTAACTCCATAGTTTTATATTACAATAATTACCCCTGTAAATTTAATCCCTCCTGTAAACCCGCATCAATTTTCTACGAATACGCTGATCCCTAATGGTTATTGCAGGACTTGAAATACCAAGGGCGTGAGATACCTCAAACTTTGAATACCCTAGCTCATAGACCATAGCTACAATAAACTTGTCTATAGGATCAGGAAACATTTGGTAAATTTCAGTTGCCATAAGTCCTAGTATTGCAAGTTCGTCTTGCGTTACATCTGTTGGTATTTCCATTATATCTTCCCTTCAATTATTTTCTTTCTTTTATCCCTATCTTTCTTCTTTTCCTCAACGGTTTGCTTTATAGCCTCTTTTACAATCTGGTCTTCTGGCGTAGCCTCGGACATATTACTAATCTCTCTTAGTTTTGTATGGTATGTATCAAGCTCCTCGTCTGCCTCCTCAGGCTCACTAAATGTAACTCTTCCACTTTCGTATTCAACAGCAAAACCCTCAAAGAAAGCCTTTTCTAGCTGTTCTTTGGTAAATGACTGTGAAAAGTCGCAAATCCACACACCATCCCAATAGACCTCAAAAAATAATGGTGTGCCTTTTCTTGCCTGTGCATACACACTTGAATCTTCTAAATACTTAAACTGGTTTAAATCAGCCCTCGTTGTAATCCTTCCCTTTAGTGGAAAGTTAAAGTGGGGTTGGATTATGGAAATAACTACGTCTTCAGGTTCTTTTACACTACTTATTGTTTCGGGTAGTACTAACATTAAAATGCTCCTATTCGGCGTTCTAAATCTTTACGGTTTAAATGCTCCTGCATGATCGCCATTGCAGAATCTTTTGAATATTCTGGTTTATCTATCTTTGAGGGAAACATGCGGGACATTATCCCGTACCTAAAGCCATCATATAAATCGTCCCCGCCCTCGCCGTTCTCGTCAGCATCTATCTTCATGACATCTTCTGGCTTGGTATCATCAAACTGCATCTCTGCTATAGAGTTAAAGACATCTTTGCAGTTTTCAAAGAAATATAGTCTTGGTTCTTCTGGTATTCTATTTCTCCACGCTATCCATTTTCTAATTTCCCCCACACCCTGAACACGGTCTATCTTTGCTCTTAAGATTACATATCCCATACCAGGTTTTAATCCTGCGTCCAGGAACTGCTCATAAACAGATGGTGTACCATCCCTTTGTTTAGACCATAGGTCTGCACCCGCAAATATCTCTATTCTCTTCTTAGCCTTGATGATGTCCTCACATTGCTCTTTTATCATCTGTGCTATCTCATCGGGTCTTTTTAATCTATCCCTTATGCGTTTAACGACATAAACCGTACCATCAGGAACAACGGCAAACAATACAAATGCAAACGGGTGATTAAACCCATGATCGTATCCTGCAAAGTATCTCGTCTCTGCTGGTAGTTCAAAGGGATTAACAACATGTTTGTGTATTGAAAGCTCACTAAAGGCTTGACCTGCATGGATATTCCAGTCACCCTCTAAATAGGCTTTTCTAAGATGTAGTGGTAACCCCTGTAAGTTCTTAATATATCTTGGGTCGGCACGGGTTAGGGCGACGTTATCTTGTACAAATGCTGGTAAGAACTTAAAGTCTTCGGGGTCTTCCTCTTCTTTAAACATCCTATCAATGAATATTCTTTTCACCCATTGATGCCCAACGCCACCTGGATTGCCTGTGAGTGTCATAGTGGGCATACCACCTGCCCTATAGAAGTCTTGGTTTGAGGTTCTATTTGATGATCTTAGGGTTTTAAATACTATCTCCTGATGTTGGGTTATCTCATCAACGTCAATATCCTCGTACTCCCTGCCTTGATAGGTATATACATCGTCTGGATTTTGTAGATATGAAAATGTAAGTGTCGAACCGTTAGGAAAGTAAATAATCTTCTCAGCCTTGTTGTAATACTGTTTAAGTGATGGGTACTCCTGCCACATTTTATTTATATGGTTTGCTAAAAGCTCTGGGTGAGTCTTTCTAATAATAATTCCGTGAGTGTTTGGGTATCGTAATCTTCTGCTTACCTGTCTTGCACGAACAAAGTATGACTTCCCCCCTCCCTTGGCCCCACCGAAGAATAAAACAGGGGTGGTTTGGCAGAGTGCCATTGCCTCTTTCTGTTTGGGTTGAAGGGTTATTTCTATCGTCTCTTTTTCCACAACCCGACCCACTAGTGAAGGATCGGGCGAGTTGTGAACACTAGTTAGTCTTTAGATACTTAGCCAAGTCCTTATGTTTTCCGCACCTCTTTATATCTCTAACCAAAAGATACTTCTTTGCTCTTCTATTACATATTTCGCATTGTGCTGTTATTTTCATTATTTAATCTTCCTTATACCTAAGTAAGTATGCTCACTGTCTTTGGACATAAATACTTTGTACACACCTGGGTTGTTGTCCATCTCAGCTTTTGCCAGAATTTTCCAAGGTGAGTTCTCAGAATTATCTTTGTATTTGCCAACAGTGCCCATTTCCCCACGATCCTCTATCCTGTCTCCTGCGTACAATTTTAAACCATCACAATCTTTCACATTTAGGTATTCACGGTTCATATTAGTTAAAGTCCTTAAACACTACCTCTATGGTCTTACCATCTGTTCTTACTCCCATACTACCTTTTGAGTCTAAGTCCTCCCCTGCTTTCTTATTCATTGCCTCCCAATGCTGGAAAGATCCCCTCTTTGCAAATTGCATACCTATGCCGTCTAATTGAGGCAATATTCTCTTTCTATTCTTCCTGTACGTTTCATAAAACCACTCCTCAAAACCATCTATCTTTAACCAATCATACCAATTACTTCTGTTGACCCTACAGGCTTCCTGTATCTTACTTGGGGAGTCAGTCATAAGTTCTACCGCCGTGTCAACCCATTCCAACATCTTTGGGGTTGGGATAAATGTCGTTATTTCTGTTGCTTCATGTGGGATCAAATCGCCTTCCATGATAGTACTCCTTTAACCACATACACCTCGTCATAACTTCCATCTTGATTGTCCCTCTGCTCAATCTTAGTTACATCCCCTGTTACATACAAGGTTACTTCTTTGCCCAATTCGAGAGGTTTGTCTATTACTACTGGTGATGAGGATATTCTTATAAAGTGTTCGTTTACTGGCATTATGTGTATTATATTATCTTACACTAAATGGTCAACATTATTTCCAGTCGTACTTTGCCTTCTTCTTAAACTTATTCTTCTTATGTCCTGCTTCGCTACATTCTAAGCATCTTTTCATCTTGGGAAACCTTGTAGCCTTCTCTGTTATATCCTTTTGGCAGTCTAAACATCTAATCACATGAAATAAATAGCCGTTAGAGCTATCCCTAGTAAAATAATTACTGGAACTAGACAACCTGTATAGTCGTAGTTCATGTCTTCCCAATACTTATCTGCACTCATTCTTGTTCCTTTGATTTTAAATATCCCTCGGCATACCTAGGATCTCTCAATTCCCATAATATAAAACCCCCCACAGCATCTTTACGCTCTGAGGCGATGGGGGTGGCGAGTTCTTTTATGAGTTCTTTCCTTAATTCCAAATATTGGCGTTCAGCAGGTTTACCGAAAAACCTGAGGTTAGGTTCATAATTTCTTAGTATCTTTTTTATCTTGTTTCTAGTTCTTGTCATAATTTATACCTGAAAGAAACAATAATACTGCTAAAACAAACACTACCCACCATCTCCACGGCGTGTCCCCAACCACATAGTAGACTCCCATGACGGTTCCTACAAAAGCTATCCCTATAATTGTTAGTGTTACTATTGTTTTCATATTATTTATCCTTTAGTGTAGGGGTCGGAGCTAATCCCAAGTCATAACTGACAACTATTATGTTTCTACTATCCTCAGTAAGCACCATGTACCTATCGGTTGGTATAAACACGTAAGTCCTACCGTTTTTCATCTCCGCTTCAAAAGTAACCTTTAATTGTTCTTCTTGTTTCTTCATAACACAATCCTTTCAGCCCTCAAATTAATTAAGCTCTCTCCTCTCGATTACTTTTTAATGAAAGTTTTTGTTGGTTCAAACTCTCCTTTTATGGTTCTGTACTTGTTAAACCACATTATTGCATTTTCTAGTTCTGTTTGCGCCAAAGACAACTCCCTGCTTTGCTCCAAGGTTTTCATCATCTCAAACGCTTGTTTCATGTCGTTAAATATTTGCTCCGTTGGTGTATATTCACTCATTTTTATCACCTACTTTCATATCTTCTCGCCCTTGTTAGATGAATTTGATACTTCTGACCTTTTTCTGTCCTGACGCAGTTCGTTTAAATAAATATCCATATTTATAAGCACGCTTCTAGCCATGCGGAAGGTTTCTGATACCAAGAACGCAAAGTCCCTGACAGAGTAGTACGCACGTTTCGGTAACATGAGGTGGTACTTAATTATATTAATCATGTATCTTAATTTGTAGTTCATTCCTTACCTTTCTTACTTGGTGGTGTGGGTTTAAACTTACTTTCTAAACAAGACCAACATTTGTGTATGTATTTCTTAGCTCTTGGATTTACCCTAAAACCAGCATCGTAAAAACATTTATTTGATATAGCAGTCGGTGCTTTATGGTAGTCCCCACATTTATCGCATATTATCGTCGTGTAACCTTGTCCAGTTTTCTTTAACATCACTCCCCGCCTCCATTTCTCTTTTTGTATTGGTTCAAAATAGATAACGGAAAATAGGAGCATTTTAGGCATTTGTATTCCATTGGAGGTTCTAAGGTTCTTACACGAACATTCCCACACTTTGGGCATAATGTCTTTACCCAAATTTCTTCGTTCTCTTCATTTATGATGCTGATAAGCCCGTCAACCAATTCCTCTGTGGTTTTGTGACACACACACTCGGAACATTCAATGTAACCTGGCTCACCTTTATCATCGCATTCACTACAACACTCTTTCGTGACGGTGGTTTTGACAGACTCAACACCTTTATTAAAACCCTCGGCATATTCTTCTGAGGTGAATGCAGTTCTGGTCATCAATGTGCCGTTCTCTATTAGTTCTTCAATGAAGTGCCATACCGCAATAATTGGTTCAACAAGTTTGGTGTCCTGCGTAACTATCACGGTGTCAGTACCAAACTTCTTATGGAACTGTTCTTTTATTTCCTCTTTCGTGACGGTGCGATTAAGTACAGAATCCACTTCCTCGTTTGATTTGTATGGTTCTCCGTTTTGATTTTTTAGTTTATGTACGGTGCGATTCTCAGCTGTTTTGTCGTAGACCTTGTTTCCGTCCTTGTCGTATACATATCTACCTTTATCGTCAAACCCGAAAATAACATTACGCCAATCGTTCACATCCACACCGTCCTCTGGTTTAGTATTTTTGGGAAACTCTACAGCGTTAGTTTTTAGGGCATAAACATATCCGATTAGGCTTTCTTTCGTTTTCTGTGGATCAGGAATAACTACCAAACCTTTAAAATACCCTTCTATAAGTTTAATAACCTCATCTATAACAGCGTTACGGGGTTGGAGATAGGGTAGGAAGAAGTTCCAAACACTCCAAACAGGCCTACTGCTCCCATCATCCTTGAATATTCTCCAACCTACTTCTGCCCCTGTTTCGGGGTCTTCATCCATCCACAACTCGGTAAACTTATCCTCAAACTCTTTGTAAATCTCCTCTACATCACTAACGCTTTGTTTTGGTGTGAGTAGTTGGGAGAGTTCTTCAGCCACGTCTCTTAAGCTACCTACTTCTGTAATAGCTCTATATTTATTTAGTACGTCTATTATCTGTTCTGTTAGGTCTTTCATATTATTTAACAATAGTGGTTATTTGTTCCTTCCTGTTTACAACTTTACTTACTAGATAAAATATAATCATAAAAACAAGAC